AGGTATTTTTCTACCTGTTGGCCTGGTGTATCGTCTTGATACGCCTTTCTAATTTCATCGGTACCCACTTCGTGTACTCCGTTATCTGTTTTGTTTCCGCTCATTTGATACCTCTTAATTTTAGTATTGTTTTATAACTTTCTGACTGTGCTTCAGCTTTCTTTCTGTCTGCATCACGTTTTGCTTGAATTTGTTTGTCTGCAGTCTCTTTCTCTTTCTGACCATCAACTCTTTCTTGTTCTCTTTCGTGTCTTTTAGTCAATGCTTCAAGTTCATCCTCTTGTCTCTGTTTGAGTCTTTCGAGTTCACCTGCCTGTTTTGCTTTTAACTCCGCTGCATCTACAGCTGCATCTTCGAATAGTTCATCACCTTCTAGATTGTCACCGAACTTAAGAAATAGTTTACCTTTCTCTTGTTTCTTATCGGTAACTTTATGTTTAATCATTGCACCGATTGTGTTGATGAGACCAATACCTTTTTCGGGATTCTTTTTGAGTTCATCTTCCATTTTTTGACCAACCTTTTTCATGATTAAATCAATAATTTCATGAGCACTGGTAACTAGTTTTCCTTCTTGGACTGACTCAGATGCACCAGCTTTCTTTGCAAGGTCTTTATCTGCACCACCCCATGTTCCTTTACCTTTAGTGATGAAAGAGTTTACTCTTGCATGTCCCCATTGCTCTGGAGTAGTGCCTGGCCTGTGACCAGTCTTCCATGCAGCGACACCTCTGTTATAAACCTGTTGTAGAATACCTTTAGAGATACCCGATTTATCCGCTTTCTTTGCAAGTGACTTACCAGCATCTTCGTACATATCTTTATACTTCTTAGTGTGTTTGGAAGGTTTAGTTTCTGCATCATGGTCGCCAGGTGCAGGGCCGTCTTTCTTCTGTGCAAAATGAGCTGCACGTTTTTGTTTGGTGGATTTAGACATTTCATCACCATCAGCATCCTTTGCATAATACTTAGATGGTTGAGTACCTTTACGGTCTTCAATATCTTTATCTTGTTTAACTTTTCTTTCGTTAAGTATTGATTCTAATATGTCCATAGTACTATTTATCGTTTTTTAGCATCTAGTTCTGCTTGTTTCCATGCAAGTGCTGTCTTATTACTCGGGAATGAACCAGTCCAACCGAGTAGTTTTGAATATAGTTTAGTAGTTTTAGCTTCTAATGATTTAACATCATCATCGTTTGAAATCTCTACAAAGTCTCTACCGAATACCTTTTGTAGTTCTTTTGAATTCTTTTGTGCATTATCCCAATCTTGTTTTACAATTGCAGATGGTAGTTTTCTAGCTCTTTTTGCATTTCTTTTTTGTGCATTGTCCAATGATGCACTAACAAACAACATCTTAGAATCATACCCAAGTTTATCTAACTGGGTTTTATATGCTTTAACTTTGGATATGTTTGCACTTGTAGTGTCGAATATCATTCCAAGTCTACCACCGATATAGGCATTCATATTCTTTGTAGTGATATCCTTTGCCCTTGCACGAATTGGGTCAACCTTGTCGAAGTCTGCACCTCTAAGGTCAAGAGACATTCCTGCTTTCTTTAATCCGTTCTCGAATGCCTTATCTGTATTGACCAGTTTAAGACCAAGAGCTCTTAATGATAACTTATTTACAACTGTCGACTTACCACTTCCAGGCCCACCACTAAAGAAAACTGCTTTAAACGTTCCTTGGTCATAGACCCCTTCGTTGATTAAATCTTCAATCATATAGTCGGGTAGTGTGGACTCTACGATACCCATTCCTTTACGGATATCTTTGTATAGTTGTTCTATATCTTTCTTGTTCTTGGTTGGAACACCTTGTGCAAATGCTTTGAAATCACCCTGTTCTGCAAGAGCTCTCAACTTAGATGCACTCATTCCACTTAAGTCATCTGCATCGGGGTCTCTCTCCCCTGCTGATACGATTTCAATCTCATCGAATTTGTAATAACCGTGTCTTGCTTTAACTCCGTTGTACTTCTTAAGTAACATTTCGAATTCTTTGATTCTATCAGAACCAACTACCATCTTGACACGTGTGAACTTTTGTCTTTGTAACTCGTTTGCAATTTCAAATACAGTACGTGCTTGTACGTCTGCAACTATCCTACCAAAGAACTTCTTAAGATATCTTACTTTAACCTTGTGGTCTAATGGATTTTTCTTTTTGTCGTTTGAGTGAGAAGAGAAAAGCATAGGTTGATATCCACCACCAGCTTCTTTCTTAAGTTTGTCTACTAACTTTGCATGACCAGTTGTGGGTGGATTGAATCTACCGAATGTGAATACCACACCTTTGTCTTTTGCTTCTGTTAGAAATTTTCCGAATGTCTTTTTCATTTCATTTTCTCTCGGTCTTGGTCTACCATGTCATCCATTTTATCGATGTTTTCATAACCATCTTTTGAAGTGTCGTATTCGAATGCTTTTTCGGGGTCACCCACTACCCAGTCATCATCTTTAAACTTGATATCTGTTTGAGCAGGATACTTTGGTAATGCAAACTCTTCTTCTAAAAATTGTTTAAATGATTTCATTACTTGTCCCAGTTCTTAATTGCTGTAAAGTTATTAAATGCAAATTCCATTCTGTCGACAAGCTTTACAGCCTTACCACTTCTATCGATTGCAACATAACCTTCGGGGTTAACTGCTTCGAATCCTTTGTCCGTTTTCTTGAATGTTCCGATGCTCTTTACTCTATTTAGAGCAACGATTATGATTTGTTTTGCAGACACCAAGTGACCCATGAAACTAGTAAGATTTGTGATAAACTTTTTAAGACTTTTCAACTCTCTTAAAAGGTCTTGACCAATTTCTGTTTTGATTAGTTTATGTTTCTCTGTCTTAACACCACCGACAACTTTATCTTTCCAGTAACCGTCAAAGTGTTTAATGTATCCGTCAAATGTTGGATTGAATTTACCTTGTCTGATTAATGAGTTGCAGTATGTCTTATAAGATGCACCAGCACCCTTCTTTGTGATTGTTGATTGTATTTCTTGAAACTTCTGTAGGTCTTTCCTAGTGATACCATGAAATGCTTTACCTGTTGCAGTCAATTCTTGAGTCAATCCAAGCGTTTCCTTTGCAGTCATTGTACTGTTACCACTGACATCTTTATACGTTGCATCATCTAACCACACATCTGTGCTACTTCCCAACTTAGATATGTTTGCACCAAATGATGCACTCAATCCTTCAATAGTTGAACCTTCGTATGTGGTGTGAAATACAATACCCATCTTAGAGTTTGCGATTACTTTACCAAGTTGTGATTCTTCATCAACTGCATAGAGGATTGTGTTGGGTTGGAAAGTGATGTACGACTTACCATCTATCGTCTGTGTTTTCTTGTCGTTAGTGTACATCAAGTCACCTTGCATGACTGTATTCCAAGATAGTTTAGATAAGTATTTGAATGAGGTTAGGAATTTTTCTTTAAGTTGGCCACCTAGGTCGGGACTATTCTTTATTTCATCTTCTGAGGTATAAAATAAAGGAGTCTTATTGAATAGGGATTTCTTTGCAACAAAGAATTGATTTGTCTCGGGATGTCTTCCACAAAAGATAGCAGGAGCTCCATCCCACTTAACAGTCATATTAACTTTAGAGTTAGAATGACCTTTCATCATGTCTCTTAGACCTTGAAGAAAGTTAATTGCACCACGACCACCATCAATACCTTGATTGATGATTTCGTCTTCTAGATGTTCTAAATGTAAGTTTTTTGCACTCATAGTAGGTATTATACACCAATTTGGTGTCCTTGTCTACTATTTATGTATTTTTTAGCTGTCTGCTAGAGTTGTATCACCAGCATCGACTCTTGATTGAAGGTGTGCAATGTCGGCTGCATAAGAAGTGATTGATGCTTGCATTGTTGTAACTAAATCTGCATTAACTTCAAGGGCGTTAGCACCTCCAATTTCAGTATCAATATATTCAGCATACATATCTACGAATAGTTGGTCTAAATCGTCTTCGTTAACACCTTGTGCATTATGCCATTGTAGGAATCCTGCTCTACCAGCTCCTGTCCACTCTGCTGGAGAAGTTTCTGATTTGGATTGGCCCACAAAATAAGTTTTGTTTACACCGTTATGCCAATCTAGTTTATCCTCTAGTTTTGCTTTTGTAGCTTGTTGAACAGCAATTAGGTCTGTGAGTTCTGACATGTATATCTCCGTATGTATTTACAGAATTATTTATGTTTTAGAGAGCGGTGTGGAGTGTAGTTTATCCTCGATTTTATCGATTTTCTTTGATATTTTCTTAGTTGCAGAATCGTCTGAAGCTTTCTTAGCTTCACGAAGTTTCTTTTTTAACGCAATCTTTTCTTCAATTGCACTAATCACATCTGAGGATTTCAAGTTAGTAGTCATAATATCATATGTATTTATAGCATTGACGAACACCTATTGTACGCTTCCGTCCCACTAGTAAATTCTAGTTCTTCTCTTGTATCCCAATCCCAAGATTTACATTCTTCTATAAGGGAACCACCTCTCATCTGTTGTCTAAACTGCCACAGATTGATTTGTGAGTTACCACCTTCGTAAATATGGAAATCGTTATCGTACAGTAAGTATAGGTTACTTTGTGACCCACTCATGGTCATATCAATCTCAGTGATATCTGTATATAACTGAACCAATTCTGTTGGATTTCTGTTTGCCATAAGATTGACTATATTTTCATCAAAGTATGGATTGGCATCAACGGAATGTATTCTAAATTCAAAGTCACTTGTTGAACCACTCCCACCACTATGAACAACACTTCTCCATCCGTCTCTGACAGCAAGTTCAAGTGAACTATCACCTACAAATCTTACAAAGGTTTTCTCATAGTTGTAACCATCCACCTCTTTTTGTTGTTCTATAGATATGTGTATCCTATGTCCACTGACAATAGTTTCACTCTCTTTGTTTTCATGATAGTTTTCTGATATGATTACTGAAGCATTGGCTTCAAGATTTGCAACTGTGATTGTAATTGGATTGCCGTCGACATCTAAAATTTGTCCTTGGGAATTGCCTCTTACTTCATTGAAGTTGTGCATTCTCCTATAGGTGAACCATTCGTCTTGTTGTTCTCCTACGGTTTCATTCTGCAAGTCGAATGTTACGTCTGTAAAAGTCTCGTTGTTTAAAATCTTTGTGATGATATCTTCATTTAAGATACCTCTGAATCCCATATTGTATTGTTCTTTGAGAACGGTCTCAACCGTGTGTAGTGTAGTAAGA